TATTTTATATAGGGAACCCAATATTATTAATTTCACCGGGCCGTTTTTTGCGGCTTCAATGGTGCGATGAAGTGCCAATGAGAAATCATCATCGAGGGTTATATTTTCACTGAACATTTCAGGAGTCAGAAACCCAAGACCGCCGATATTAGAAGCACCAGTAGGTTTTGCCAGTTCAATCATAACATCGGATGCGGATCCAGATTCTGGCAGGATCATTATCGGATTGCCGTCATTATTCATTGCGACAATCTTATTTCTCCGCATTACCACCGAAGGTAGAGAGCCTATGTAACTCTCAGGCACACGTAAAGTTCGTATGAAATTGGCGTCGATCTTCTGATCAAGTTTTTTATCTGCCTCTTTCCATGCGTCCGTATTAGCATCAATTTTGTCATCAACATACTTTTTAGTTGTAGCATCATTGTCATCAATCGGATCTCCGAGGTTGGCGATTCGATAACCATCAGCGTTAAATGGACCTCCACCAAACAATGGGCGGCGAAGTGCAACACCGAGGTAAATAATCGCGCGTTGAATGGCCATCCATAGCCGGTCGAAATCTTTGTTAACCGTGTCGGCCAGAAGGTCGCCGTTGTCCTGGTAATCAGTGAGCCTGTACGTCGGCGTTACACGCTCAAAAATGACCGTAGAGCCATTCGCCGGCGCGGTAAGAAAAGTAATCTCGCCGCCATTGGTATTACCCACACCTGACACGGTATAGCCGGACGTTACTTCGTTGCCGTTGATTGTCACCTGAATATCGCTGGCGCTAATCAGGTAAAATTCATAGGCAAAGACAGTGGTCAGCCCGTTGGCAGTATAGATGTTATAGGGTGTCTGGTTCGGTACCGACATACGAGGGACTCCGGCGGCTAGTAATCTACGGCGACCATGTGATCGCCATCGTTTGGTTGCCAATGTTCCCGCGCCTGTGCGGTCGGAATCCCGACCAATTTACCAATGCGCACTGGTGTTGAGCTGATAGCGCCCGAGCCGGAGTCGATAAAGTCATCAGGCTGATTAGTTAGCGCCGGGTTAAAGTCGCGCATCTGGTCGTACATCGGGCCGTCGAGCACGTCGGTATGCGCCCAGAGGAACCGCGACGACAGCGGCGCTTCGAATGCATCGAGGATGCGCTTTTGTTTATTGGTCACGCTGAATTCTTCCCGGACGCCGCAGCTGGTTCCCTTCAGCGCCTGAATCAGCAATTTCCCGGCAAAGCTGCCGGGGCCGTTCACCTCAACGCATACCAGCGGGATCTGATACTTCAGCACCAGTTCTTTAATCTGCATCACCTGACCGCCGGTGATTTTGTCGTTGTCGTCGAATTCTGCCAGTTCGCCCGTAAGCCCCTGGCAAACATGCCAGTACAGATGCCCGCGCGCGTCGGTGAAAATCAGGGAGAATGCCGAGGCGTCGGCCTTAACTTTGCCGGTGGCCACATCCCACCAGGCGACAGCGCCAACGATTTGCGTCTGGCCCAGCCACATCGAACAGGAGCGATTCGCATAACGGATTTCAGGCTGTACGTTGTACTCTCGGATGCGGTCAGGGTCGAGGCGAACTTCGCCAACCGGTTTACTGTGCAGCTGGTACTGGCTATCCCATTCGTTAATCGTGCGAGTCTCACGACGGCGCTTTGTCATTTCCTCCGGGGTGAACCTTTCTGACCATTCACAATCGGCGTAACAGTCAACCGTGGTACCGGGAGCCTCGGCAAACTCGATACAACCATCAGTCAGTCGATAATCAACGCCTTCAACGAGCAATCGCGCGCCAATGTGAATACCGACGAAAACATATTCAGGCCGGAACGGTAACGAGTAACGGCTCGCGGTAGCCTGTTTTTCCTCGATGCGAAATTCTTTGCCGAATAGTTTGATGGTCAGACAGTCGGCGCCCATAGATTCAACCTCATCGTAAAGGCTATCGTGGGTATGCGGCGTGCCGATAAACAGCTTTCGCCCGCCGGGGACAAGAATGTGTGTCTGTTCACCGAGACGATAACGCAGCTTTTCCCGCGCCTCTGGCGTCTGGATATTGCGGGGTACTTCTACGTCATCGTTCTGGCACTCATCGGCACGGGCCGAGGTGACGTTAGAGAGGATCCCCTTTGCGTACATGCTGCCGTTACGCATATCCAACGAACCATTAACCCACCACTGCTCAACGGTTCCCTGTCCATCCGGTAGCATGCCTTTGGTCAGTGGGTGATTGCGTAAAACGTTCTGCGTATCGCGGCTGGTTTTGTACGCGGTGCCATCGGCTTCAGACTGGTGGAGAATGCGATACTGGCGGTTCTGGTAATATCGCCATGCGTTATACACCGCCAGAATGGTGGATTTACCGAAGCCACGGAAACAGCGAAGCACCGCGAGATCTCCGCGATGCTCCAACCAGTGGCAGGCTCGATAATGGCAGTCGGGAACCTCCCACCCCATCCGCTCCGCCCATATGATGAAAAAGGCGACGAAGGAAATCATTGTTTCCGCTGTTGTATGCGTTCGATAACTTCCTGTGCTGCACGTTCAGCAGCAGATACCTGTTGCCCCAGGCGGAATGCTTCATCGTCCGGATCTTCTCCGCCGGGTTTAGGCGTTCCCCCGCGCGTATGCATGCCAATCAGCGAATGGACTTTTACCAGCAGCGTGAGCGATGCGGCTGCGTTCTTCTTATGCCAGTATCGATCACCGCGTTCCTGTTTGGTGTGCTTTGTGATTTCCTTCCCTGCCCCCGGCCAGTTATCCGGATCGGCTTCTTCCAGAACTACATCGGTGAGCTTATCGCTAAGAGCAGTTAGGCGAGTTTTGTAATCTGAATGCATAAAAAAGCCCCGTGGTTATCCATAGGGCTATGATGTGATCGATGATAGGTCGGAATCCTGACTTAATGCTGTAAAAATATCAGGGTTTCGAAAAATGCCACTCTATCATATCTTTACTAAGTGAATTGAATGTTAAGAGTGATTTTATGGAAATTTTCTGGGTAGTTGTTGGCGTGGTGGTTGTGATCCTGTTCGTTCTCAGTCAGAACAGAACAAAAATCACTAATCGAACCGTTATAACCAGAAACAAAACTGTTAAAACTGAAGATGGCGAAATCCGTATTCAGCAAACACAAGTAATTGATAGTGCTTCGACTCAGTATACAAAGCCTAATACCCTAAATAACGAAAACCATTCTGAATATGACAAAGCTGTTATATCAGATTATTACAAGCAAGTTTCTCAGCAGAAAGCTGTTGAGTCATTGCGCACAGAACAACAACCCTTTATCCAACCTCAGAGGGTTGAAAAAGTTGTCAACCCACTTTCCTCTCCAACGGAAAAGCCCACGTTAATTGAAAATAACACCCCAGTTGCTAGTGGAAGTAAAATCTGTACCCGTTGCAGTAGAAACCTACCATTAGATAAATTTAGAAAGTCTCGTAAACACTCTGATGGCTATACAACTTGGTGCGCTCACTGTCTGGATGGACCTAAAAACACGCAGCATACGAAGTGGTGTCCAATTTGTGAGATTCGCCGCAAACGCACAAGTTATTACAAAAACGCGAATAATCGTGATGGGCTGATGTCTTGGTGCAAAATTTGTTGGGATTCATACAAAGGTAAACGCTAAGCCCACCACGGTGGGCTGTATTAATCACCAGAAAATCAAAGCGATAATGGCCAGAATCCCCGGTGTGGCCAAAAGGCAATATGCTCGCTGCCGCTTTATGCTGGCAACCTCATTTTGCCAGACTTTATACCTATGGCGGGCTTCTACATAGTCGCCGCAAGTATTACTGTCCTTAGCTTTATCATAACTGATTTTAGCATCATGAAGAGACGAGTAAGCTCTTTTAAGGCTGCGACTATAAAAGAAACAAAATAAAGCACATCCAACCAAACTAAACATCAACCAGATGATAATTCTCAATGTATGAGGATTAAGCATACCCACCCCTTTTTAATTACCAAACTCAAAGTCTTTTTTATAGTATCCCATTTCTGGTGCCGTCAGGTCACCAGACGGATCCCAGAAATATTGTTGCCCTTTCTGGTCTGCGTACTTCCTTAAACGCCGCTGATAGCCCGGGTTGAGCGCTTCCGCCGCATCGTTAAAAAACATATGATCTACTGCGGCTTTTGTGTACCAGTAATTCAGGGGAGCGATCTGCTGTCGGCCGAACTTGATGGCCATATATCCCGCTTTTTGCGGATCAGTAGGTGCAGTAAAAGCGATTTTGCCCAATGTCGCTAAGTCTCCGAAGACGGGTACAGCGCTGGAACTATGGCCGCTGTTATCCCCGCTAACAGCATCGTACATACTGGTAATCAGATCCTGAACCATAGCGAAACCTCCTGCAACCGCCATTGCTTTCCCGATGGTTCTGATATCGTTAGGCGGCGGTGGATTTTGCCCGCTGGTCACGGCCTGGGCGACCAGCGCCATGTAGCCAAAGCTGGCGGATAACGCAGCTGTGGCAGCGACATATCCCACTTTGCTTGCGCCAGATTTACGGCTCAAGCGATCTAACATATGCGCTGTCTGGATAGCACCTGCATTTTTGAAAAGCATAACCTGTTTGGTCAAGGCATTTGAACGCCCGCCGGCGCTCATCAGTGTTTGAGCTGTAAGGTTATGCTCAGATGTGACGATATCACCACCCATCCTTACAAATCCCATAATCTGGGCCTGAAGGCGCATAGTTTCATCTGGAGAAAGCCCCAACGCAGACACATCAGATACATCGTGAATATCCTGCCCCCGTAGCTTTTTACGGGGTATGTTCATGATGTGCTGCCAATCACCTTCTGTGATACCGGCGTTGTTCAACAACCCGCGCTGGCTACTATCTAATTTGCCCCACGGTAGGCGTGACCATTCCCCTAATGCCAGCGCATGCGAGGTTTGTCCGGCGCGCCGGGCCGCATTAGTCCAGGCATCAAGCAACGTATATTTCATGGTGGCTTGTGCGTATCGACTGAGGGCGTTCGCCAGGTTAAAGCGCCCCTGTGCCATTATTCTTTCGGCCCCCTCACGGGCAGCTCGTACCGCCACTTCGGCACCGATCCCGAATTGCGCGGCCTCCTTTGGACGGAAAGCACTATGCAGCACGGTACCGATGTTGTGTAATTGACCGACGTCCGCCATATTCAGCAGCATTCCGGGCGTGTCCTGAAACACGGAGCGTAACCCGGTGCTGGTTAACTTAGTTGCAGCCTGGTACGCGGTTAGAGCACTACTAATGCGGTCAAAGTCGGTAAAGTCCGCGTTATTGTGGATTATCTGCCTGAAGTACGCATCGGGTCCAAAAGCCCCTCTTTTGCCTCCTTTAACACTCCCATCTCCATCAAAAACCGCACCGGGCATCTGGCTGTCCCGTTTCGCCGCCGTATTTTTTAAAGTCGCAAAAGTAAGTCCTGGATTTGGCCCCATCTCATTAATAAGCGCTACGTCTCTGGCAGCGCCGTTCAGATGGCTGAAAAATGATGCACCGAGAGCGCGATCACTAAACTGGTTGTTATAAGCGATAACTGCGTCCGCATCCCGGAGATGTATTTCACGATGGCTGGTGTTAAGCATTCTTGCAATATTAGCCGAACCAAAACTACCTGAGGCACCCTCGGCTAGCCCCTGCACATCAAGCTGAATTTTGTTTACCCCATCGGTAACGATGGAGTCATACATTTTACCTACAACGTCTTCGAGTTCCGGATCGTTTAAACGAGTACCAGAATCGCTGAGGTACTGCTCCCGGTCGAGATTCTTCATCATAAAAGAAACCCACGCCGGTTTACCCGCGCGCTGCATAACCGTTGGGTCATGCGATTGTGGGGCATAATTATCCAGCTTTCCGACCGTTCCTCCTGCCCGATTTCTAGCCTCGCGATAACCGTCCATGGTAGCCGACCACTTTTGCGCAAAGCTCTTAGCGGTAGCGTTTCCTGTATCGGTACCGTAGATCTCGCGCACAACATCTGCAAAGAAAGCATCGCTGCGCTTATTCCCAAAATCCATCGTCCACGGCCCGACTCTGGCCGCTTTAAGCATATCGCCGAATCCTCTTACCGCGACCTGCTCCGCTCCACGCAAGGTGTTATCTACGCCCTCCAGTACATCAATCAGAGATTTACTCCATTTCCCTGCTTTGTCTGGCCGGGCGCCCGCCATCGCATCGAGCCTTTTAGCTGCATCGACAATAGCGGAAAGCTGACGAACTTTACTCCTTGCCTGACTATCTGCCTGTGTCTGCTCCTGCTCTCGTACCCACTGGCCTATGGCGATCGTACGCTCATCGGGAGACATTGATTGCCAAGCGGCGCGATCCCGTCGCGCCAGCACTTTTGCACCTTCATGCATTCTTTCATCAATACGCGAGATAGCCGCTGCCGTAAGCTTAACCGGCTTGCCACTGACAGCGCTAAGGTGTGCCTCTACTGCCTGTATACATTGTGGTTTCATAGTCAGGATCCAAATTTAAGGGCGCAGGCAGCTGCTACGTCATATAGCTCTGCATTACGGCGTGCGGTGGTATGTTCGGCTTCAAAGTTATCAATGTGCTGTGCAACGAGATCACGAAGCTCCGGATGGTTTTCTGCTACAGCATCCATTTGTTCACGCAAAAGTTGGAAAGGCTGATCGGTTGCATCACTTAAAACGCCTGGTGAATAGCCATTAACTTTCTCAGGTATTGCCTGCTGGTCAGCAGCCTGTACTACTGAATCAACCCGTTTCGATGCATCGCCCGCCAGCTGCTGCCGAGCAACGTTACCAGCATCGATATCGCCATGGACTATAAATGTTCGGTCGCCAGTCAGATGATCCGTAACATCTACAGCACGCCCCCGGTTAATAGAATCGATGGCCGTGTCCATAGCTGCCACATGGCCTGATTCACTTCTCGCATCAGCAGAAAGACCCGGTGCAGTTTCAGTTACGTAATTATCATGAATAATGTGGGCTGTGGCTGCGTCTTCATGGATACTGGTTATCCCCCTATCTATATCACCAGCTCTTCCTGTTTCGGTTCTGTGACCGCCGCCCAGTAGACCAAACGCGCCACCCAAGACAAATTCAGTAACCCTGCTGGCAGCATCAGCCTGGCGCATCTGTCTGGCTTGATCGTGAAAACCAGCGTTATCAAGAATTTCTGCGCGCCCCCAACGATCCACTTCTCCCGTTATGCTGTTCACCGCACCACCAGCGAGAAAACGAGAACCATATAAAACAGCGCCTTTACCCACGCCAGTAAAGCCGGGAATAGCAGCACCAACCGCCATAGTCGTACCGCCGACAGCGGAATAATCCTCAAGGTCTTTACCTTTCAACCCCAGCTTTGCGCCTTCCGCATGCGCCTCTGTATACCCCTGCGCACCAGCAACGGTGACGCCTGCCACCGGGTTCACCACCATCAAAGCAAGCGATGGTGACTGCTGTACTAATCCGCCTAAAATTGTACCTACGGCCCCCACCTGCTCGTTATCAAAGGATTTATACTGCGGTAACTCAGATTCTTCTGGTGCTGGCGCAGTTAGAGATTCTTGCGCTAACTGGCTTATATCTTGATCGCCTGTTAATTCTGCACCCGCCAGCATCTGAGCGGCTGACGCCTGCATTTGCCCGCGGCCAATCGTTGTTAAACCTATGCGCTGTAGAGAGGTTCCGGCATTAGACAAACCGGTACTGACACCTTCACCCACTCCCTGAAATATCCCAGCGTCGATATCTTTTACACTTTCAGTACCGTTTGCGTTAAGAGCGCTATCTAGTTCAGGATTGAATAGAATGCTCATTTATCCACCTCGATCACTATCGGTCGCCCGTCTTTCCCGACGACCCGCCTTTGGGTTGCCGCGTTGATCAGCACCTGATTACCATCGGAATCCGAGACAAAACCATATACCCCCTGATTTAGACCGTTTTTTACATCCTGAGCACTGTCGCCTAATCGGTTGACTCCGATTTTTAAGGCATCAATAAATGTATTTTCATCGGTGCCTGCAGGTGCAATTGCATAGCTTCCGTAAACATTAACGGGCTTACCGATAACTTCGTGTAATGCTTCCGCTTTTGGAGTCTTATCGGGTGCCCCTCCGGTACCGATATGGTAATCCCTTACTACCGGGATAAGACGCTGTACCTGTGCGGGGCTGAATGTGGGATACTGTTTTTTAATGGCATCAGCTACATCCTGATCAAAGCTCGCGGGCAGTCTGACCTTAGGTGCTCTATCAACGGGATTTAAAAGCTGAGATCCTTTTTCGACCGCCAGCGCGGTTTTGTACCCAGCCGGATTACTGGCAAGTCCAGCCACGGCAGAAACCTGCAAAGAATCGCCGCCAATCTCCCTGGCCAGGCGGGATGCTATCGCCGGTGTGCTGCTGGCCTGCGTGTTTCTCCAAAACTGTATACGCTGATCGGGAGACATTTTTTCGTATGCATCCTTAGCATTTCCTAGTTCTTCGGTCGTTAGTAGATTCTTTCCCGCCGTTGCACCATATTTTTGGATAATTGCATCGGAATTAGCTTGGCGCTGCTTTAGACCAGCGCCCCATTCGCCCGGTTGCTGCAATGCCGACTCCGGGCTTAATGGCTGAAGCGGCGTTCCGGAATCCATAGCAAATACAGACTGTGGATTTTTCTGCAACTGATTGCGCCGGTGATCGATATTACTTTGGACAGCGTTAAGCACTTTGTACTGAATTTCGCTACCGCCGTTTTTTTTCAATGAGAGAGCAAGGCTATCGACTTCAGCCTGCGCTTTTTCCGGTGGCAGGCTGTAAAGTCGTTGGGTCTCGAGCAGCGCGGACCTCAGAACTGGCGCGGTGCCGTCCTGACTGGTACCGGAAACCGAGGTTAAATAATTATTCCAGTCCTGATCGGTCGGTATTTCGCCGTTTGCGATACGCATCTGCATGGTGCCGCTGGCATGAATTGCTGCGTTCTCGCGTCTTAATGCCAGCATGTCCGCATGGTTCTGTGCCGCGATCGCTCTGGCTTCAATTCTGGCCTGATATCCCATTGCCTGATTCAGCAGAGCGTTACGTTTTTCGGGATCTAGCTTATCAACGTAGAAACCTTTTTCAGAGGTCAATTCGTTATTGAATGCTGATAGCGCACCACCATTATCTCTAGCGGCCATCAACTGCTGCTGAGCGTGGTTCATCCAGTTTTTATCTATCCAGCTTTGCCGTACCTTGCCCCACTGAGCACCGTAGGCGAGCCGCCCCTGAGTCTCGAACGCGGCCGACATGCCATTTATTTTTTCGATATCAGCATCAGGATAGTTAGTAAGCTTACCCAACTGATCTAGCTGTGAATCCACCTGATCCTTGGCTTCTATTTTTAACGCGGTACGATAAAGCCCCTGAACATCAGCCTGTCCTGCGGCGTCGTATCTTTTTAACTGACCCTGAGCCGCCGACATTCCTGCAATATCAAGCCCGGCAAAAACCGGCTTTTCAAGCTTGGAAACTGCTGTTTTATAAACGCCATCTATCTGGTCGGCCTTAATTGTCCCGTCTTCAACTCCTTGTCTGATACTTTCATTAACGTCCTTTATTTTTATCTGGTAATCCAGTAGTCCTTCAGTAGCCCGCGCCCTGATTACCGCATCAGCTTGCTGGCTTAGTTCATCGCCAAAACCTTTTACCGCAGCGCCAATTGCCCCAGCATTAGAAACATCGGTGCGCGTGGGCTGTGCCTGCGGCATAACATTGCCAAAATTACCTGTTGGTATTTTCATTTCTGTTTATCCTTCGCAGTTACCCAGCCGCTATATGCCTTGCTTCCAGCGCTGAGTAGCGAGCTGCCAGCGCTGATATATCCTGAAGTAGCAGCATTCCTCCCACTAATTCGATCAGCTTGAGCTTGTGCGTTGAGTCTGGCCCCCTGATTATTACCGCTAAGGATCGTCTGAAAAGCATCTTGCTCGGCGTCACCAGTGATTCCAGATGTAACCCGTAGCGCGGTACCTTCGCCAGTATCTACACCAGACGCAGCCAGTGCTGCGTTGGCGGCAGATGCCTGCTGTCGGCCAGCCTTACGGATGCGTTCGGCTTCCACCTTTGCAGATGCCTTTGCCGCTTCAGCGTCAGCCTCGGCTTGCGATGCCTGATAGTTCGCCATCTTTTGTTGCTGAAGCCCACTGACAACGGCGCCAGTACCACTTAGTAACGAAGCGCCACCGGCAACCAGACCAACCGTTAAAGGGTCACACATAATCAAACCTCCATCGAATAAAGCAGCCCGGTACGTTGCAGACCGAGGCGGGAATAAAGCTGGCCAGTACGTTCGGCACGTACGCCGGTGGTGATCCCCATATTGATCACTGCGGCGCCATGTTCTTTCGACCATTCGATAAACGCGCGGGCCAGCCGTGGGCCAGCACTGCCGCCACGATGCTCCGGAGCGACGAACAGGCCATATTCAAACGCCATCAACTGGCGGGAAAAAAACTGCTCCGCGATACCACCGCCGAGCCAGCCAATCACCTGGCCATTCTTTTCAGCCACCAGCACGCAGCCGGCAGCGGAATAAATCAGGCTTTCAGCCAGTTCCGCGCATTTGTCCGCGTCAAAGGGTGAATTTTCGGAATAGCGGGATTCCAGATACATCCGGGTTCCCAGTTCAATAAGCGCCGGAATGTCACCGGCGGTAGCGTTGCGGATCATCATTAACCCCCGTTGCTGGAGAACGTAAAAATAATTGCCAGCAGGTGAAACGGCAGCGGCTGGCGTTGCTGAATAATCAAAGTGTCTTCCCCGCGCTCCCAACCAAGCTTCCCGAAATAATGATCACCGGTGAAAAGCGGTGCGGGCTGGTTAAGGATTTTCGGGCCGAAGGTACGGAACGGGATCACTTGACCGTTGCACTCCGCGCCGGTGGTTTCCATGAAGCGCAGCGTAACTTCGCTGGTACGCTTGCGGGCGTTCTGCGTGGTGCCTTCGGTCGTTGAGATTTCCGGAGTCAGTGTCTGAATGGTGGTTTCATAATGCAGGCCGACTTCGATTTTTTTCGCTTTGCGGCTGAGAGTGATTTGCCCGTCTGTTACCGTTGCCTGCGGCATCACGGAACCATCGGCCACCACATCAACCGTTTTTCCATTGAGGTGAGAAAGACCTGTCCACGTGGTGGCACCTTCGGAACTGGAGCCGGTTACTGCGGAATCGGTATTCAGGGTGCTGTCGAATACTTCAACATAACGAACGGTCTCGCCGTTAACTTCCCGGCGCACCAGCACATAAATCACGTCGTCGCTTTCGGAGGGAATACTCGCCACCGATTCGAACACGCCATCGGTTATTTGACGTGACCATGCGACAACATCCTGCGCCCGGTCGATCCCCATTGTGACAAGTACGCCATCAGCGCGGATCAGCCACACAAACGCATCAGGCTGTTGCTGATACGCCATATCGAGGACGCCGCCGGCTGTGATGTGTTCGGCCAGCACCGTTAAATCATTAGCGGAATACGAAACGTAGCTGTCGGGGTCATACGCCACGGCATACAGTTTTTTTCCGGCGCGCTGGATAAACATAATTTCGGTACCGACACGAACCGGGCGAATGCTGTTGCATCCGTAAGGACTAGGATTTTTTACCGAAATATTGGTCGGGGTGATCGCCGCGTCGCTGCCGGCAGTGATTGTAAACTCGCCGCCGTACGTCAGCGCGATAAGCGTATTCATCTGCGCCAGATGCACAATCGGGTTTAACTGGTCAGAAGACAGCGTAAAGCTGATCGCGTCGTCGTCGTCCGTTCCCAGCTCAAACGACAGGTAAACGCCGGTTTCGCTCCACCAGATTGTTTGCGGGTACTGTGGGGAACCAGCCAGAACCAGCCGCTGCTGGTACAGCGTCACCGCGCCGGGGTAGCCAAATTCCTCCGTCCATACAGTATCCTCACGTGTCCAGGCTCCGGGGGATGCCGCCTGCGTCGCGCTTAAATCGGTGCGGATGGTACCGACTGCGACCTGCGCGCTGGTGATGCTCTTAATCAGCACCAGACCGCTGTTAATGCGAACGTACGAACCAACGTCCTCCGCGACCCAGCCTGTGCCAGTAAACGCGGGGGAATCATCATCATCTGCGGGTTCGGCATCACTGAGCGTCAGCGTGATTTCTGAGCCGACAAATTCTTTAACCGATGGCTTACACCATTTCTCCGGCGTATCGCGGATTTCGTCGAATGGCTCAACGATAAACGGCGCGGCTTCCAGTACCCAATCAGTTTGCCCCTTACGCTGTAAGCGGTGCGGCGGGACACTCTGGTGCACTAAAAACATCGTGTCAGCACCCTGCACGTAATTCACCTCAGACAACATATCGACGGTGTACGGGCTGGCGATTTCATACGGGGTATTATCGTCGTTTACCAGTTGCCGGCCGTTCTGGTAAATGCGCAGGTATCCGTCGCCGAATTCGAGCATGTACGCCTGCGAGCGGTTAAAAACGTAGGGGATCAGTCGTGCTGTCCGGTCACCATATTTAGCGGCAGCGGCAAAGCGTGTACCCGGTCGGCGAACGACGCCGCCCTGCACCACGCACACCGCGTTTTCGATAATTTTTGCACCGTTGGCATAGCGGGCGATATCAACACGCCCCATCAGGCGCGGGGAAATTTCCCCGGCTGTAAAATTGGTTTTTATCAGGTTCGCGCGCATCAGAACCTCGATTCATAAGTGGGATAGCCGTCCAGCGTTTCCGGCGGTTCTTCCTGCCCGTCGATAGATTTAGCCTGGCGAAGAAGGTATGCAGCTTCCTGCGTCAGACTGTCGCGCAGACTCGCGGAGCCGGTGACGGCGTACGCCAGCTTTGCGGCCATGAACGCTTCGGCCAGATTGACCAGCGACGAATCCCATGTTGATTCATCCTCGTTGCGGAACAGGTAGCGCAGATAAATCACGTTCTGATTCGCCAGCAGGCGGTTTCCTTCAACTCGGTACCCGATATCCTCATACTCACGACCAACGGACAGGATCCGGATTAAATCGCCCGGTAGCGGGAACTGGTAGCCGAAACCAAATGCGGGCGCGGTGCTGGACGGTGAGAGCACAACGCGTTTTACCGCGCAGTTCCATGGATGTTTTCGCAGCAGGTCATTGCGTACGGTAGGGTAAATATTGGAGCACAGGCGGGCGTGTTCGGTCGCTTCGTCGAAGCTGTTAATGGGATGGGCGCCGAGCGCCAGCAGTGCGTTAGAACAGATAGAGATACTGGAAGCCATAGCCTTACCTCAGATGAAAAAAGGCCGGGAGGGATCCCCCGGCAAAGGCACCAGCGGCTTTATGCTACAAAATCGATGGCAACGACTTTTTTCTCGTTGGCGCGGCCAGCACCATAGGACGCATCAACGGAAATCTGGATGGTGTTATTTTTATCGCGGCGCGGGCCGATATCGACGTTATACTCGGCGCCAGTACCGAAATGCACAGCGGATTTACACCAGGCAGCAGCGGTTTTGGTGGTAACGTCCTCTGCAGTTACGGAATCCAGCTTCTCGTATGCCAGCCAGTTAAAGCCCAGCCATTTAGACGACACCGCACCTTCCTGAAGCATTTTCACCGCCATAAAGTCGGCGCTGGTCAGCGTGGTATCGCTAAGGATCTGCGTCAGCATGTCGGCGTTGTACGTCATGTACAGTTCTTCACCGTTCTGCTCGTCACACTCGTTACGGCGGAACATGGCTTTTGCTGCGATCAGCTTGGCTTTGGTCATGCCGGTACCACCAGCAACGATTTTCTGCGAGGCCGGGAGGGTAACGGATGCATACGCGCCGTTGTTCTCGGTCTTACGCAGTACCGCATCCAGCAGCGCGCGGTAAATCACATCGTCTTTTTTGCGGTTGGCGGCGGACAAGGTGAGCTGCAAATATGGCCCCTGCGGGTCGGCAATCAGCTTGCGCAGGTCGCGTTTCTCAACCGGCACGAAAACGCCGTAGTCGGCCATCAGCGCATTACGGGTACCAGCTTCCGGAACATCCCAGACGGTATCACCGAAACGCGTGGTGATCTGGGTCATCTCAATGGTACCCATATCGTTGATGGTGAACGACGCACCGGTGATGCTGCCACGGTCATGGACAGCCGCTTGCAGGCGCGAATCCTTTTGCTGTGCAGCAATTTCGAAAGAATCATGAAACTGCGTAACAAACGCAGCGGTGATCATGTTCTTGTTTGCATCAAATGACATAATAATCACTCCAGAAAAAATCGCCTGCGGGGTGTCGGTTTCCCGGCCCAAATCTGCACAATGCGGTTGGCGCTGGCGCATTGCGGGAGAAATCAGGTATCCGGCGTCCCCACCGGGCTGGTTATGGAGTGATTGTTATCGAGGTGCGCGGTCGGAATCCCGACCAAATTTGCATGAGGACTTATATGGACTTGTTTGATTTATTAGCAAATCGAGGTGTTACATCCTTTTTCTATTTCCCAGATGAAAAGGCAATTTACGATAGTTCCGGCAAAATAATTGGGGTAAAGCATCATAAAAAGCATTGTTGGGTGGTCTATACCCATCCACATGGGCCGGCGCTTGAAAAACACAAAATTGCCATAAGAACTGCGCTTTCTAACTCAGAAGTCGATACGCAAAAAGAAGATACGATTAGAGAATGTTGTCACGAGATAAAGACCTGTAACCACGGAAGAGCAAAATTTATGTTGTTTGGCCAGCCATTTGATATCGATTAAGCCCGTAATGTACGGGCTTTTGTGACATGTCACGCTACAGTTTGATCGCCGTAACGCTTCTGGTAGTACGCGCGAACCCGGGCGGAAACATTTTCATGGTCGGCGTGTTTCGGATCCATATAAGCCGGAGACTTCATCAGGTCGCGGATTGATTGCTGCTCTTCGAGATTCACATCGCCGCCCGCCGGCGCATCCTCCTGCATTTCAGCGCCGATTTTCGCCAGCATGCGGATCACCAGCGGGTTATTGCCGATTTCATCCATGCGCCCTTTGTCGCTGTCATCCGCCAGAGAGTTAAACGCCCGGAAAGCCAGACCGATGTTTTTATTAAACTCGGCGTCAGTTTTCCACGTCTCGCGCAGCTGCGTGGCGGCGGCTTCCGAATCCAGCGCCGCAGCACCGTTAACCAGTTCGGGGGCCAGCTGCGCATATTCGCCCAGGATGAAACCCATCTGATCGTTGGTGATGCCTTTGGCATGTGCAGATTTCATGAATGATTGCATGCGCGGGTCGGCTTTGAATTCGTCCCACTTAAAGCCCTCGACCTCTACCTTTGGCGCATACTCATCAGCAGTTTTCGGCGGCGTGTCCCCGCTGCCCATGCGCTTTTCAAGGTGCGAGTAAGCATCCGCCAGTTTGCGGGCTGAGCCTTCAACGTTGAGTTTTCCGTCATCGCCCATAACGCGGTATTTTTCAGGTAGCCAGTCATCCACGCCTTGTTCGCCCGCGCCGGTGCTGAGTAGCGAAGTACCAGCAGGAGTACCGCCGCCCGGATTTTGAGTACCATCGCCATTACCAGCATCATCCCCTCCCGCGTTACCTGCTGGCGCTTCTGCGCCTGTTTCGGTGTTCATGAATAAATGTTTAAACTTCCACATCGTCGTTTACTCCGTCTGCTTTGTTGATTTGCATCAGAATGAAATCGAGCACGGATCGCTGTCCGGCCCGGTAACAGGTTTCGCGGTCGCCCTCGGTACCACCTTTGACATATGCCTCACGGCCAAAGCGGCGCGTTAGTTCTTCCATCACCTGCGGCCCGCCTGGCATTTCTTCGAAAATGCGCCGGTAGTCTTCAGGGGTTACGTCTTTTTTGATCATTGGTTGCCCGCCAGTCGTTGTCCCATAATTGCGCCTGCTGCCTGCCCTGCTGCGCCTGCTGCTTCCGTCCCGGCCTGCATCAGCATCTGCTGTTGTGCCTGCTGCTGTTGCATCTGCTGACGCTGCTGTCGAAGTTGCTCGACCGCATCAGCGGAACGCATAACTTTTGCTGGAACGCCAAGCGCTTCGCCGACAACCTTGCTCGCCTCGTCGCTGTCCATGTTGTCCAGTACATCGGGGTACGCCTGCGCCAGCTGCATGATGTTCTGGCCGTAGCGCTCGATGGCGGTCACATCTTCCAGCTTCTGCGCGCGGGCCAGCGGGGAGATATAACGCACGTTGAAGTTGGCGCTTTGGAGACTCTCGGGGGCGGGAGGGAAAACGCCAGCGCGGAAGGCAATACCGAAACAGCGCTCCACCAGCGGTTGCAGATATTCAGCCTGGAAGCGGCCATAGACCGGGCCGAGCAACTGGCGGATCAGCGCGACACGCACATGCACTTCGGTAGCGGTCATCGCCGGGCCATCCTGCGGTTGCAACTGGTCGGCCATCATGATTTTGCGGATGGAAGCCTGCAGGCGTTCTTCAGCGGTAAACGCCACGTTGAAATCTGCGCCGGTGAGCAACGGTTTCATGCTTTCGGTGCTGTTCGCCACAATGATGCGGCGCGGGCCAACTTTGACCGTGCGCGGGTTGAGCACGCCGTCATCCTCAGCAATCCACATCCCGGAGATAGCCAGATCCTGCGCGGCCTTCTCCATGCGTTTGGTTTCGTTCAGCTCTTTGCAGTCCGGCAGCGCGTCGTATACCGGGCCTATACCGTAGGAGCCGCCGGGAATTTTCATCCAGCGCGGGACGCATACAGGGAATTCGTGATAGCCGGATTCACGCACGATACGCTTGCAGCTCACTTCCACGTTGAAAGATGCAAAGCGCATGTTGCGCGCCAGCTTCGCATTTACGGCGTAGGTATCGCGCGGGAAAATGCAGTGCAGAAAATCAAATTTATCGTCGGGTTTGTTTTTTGCAGCATCGCGGATTTTTTCACTTACCTTGTCCGCGCCAAATTCTTTCACGGCCTGTTCAGCGGTGAGCTGATAGCAGCGATAAATCGTGTCAACGATGCCGTCCCGGCGGGTGGAGGTCACAAAGCATTGCGCCAGCGGCCACTGCTGAAAGGTAAATCCGCCCTCTTCCTTGTCCTCATCGACATACAGCGCGAACCAGCCAGCGCAGACCACATCGAGATTGGCCTCGTACCCTTCCGCGTCAAAGTTAGCGGCGTGGATATTTTCCCATACCAGCGTTGCACAGGTGGACAACCACGCCTTAGCGTCATCAGGCAGTAATTCGCTGTCGAGGTTCAGCCATTGAGCATTCGCAGGTGTCATCCCTGACATTAACGCAGACGCCAGCATGCGGGCGCTGTCGGTGGCGGTGCCGTCCAGCAGCTTTGCAACCTTGTGCTTCGCGCTCTGCGCGTCCAGCACCTCAGACGAAAAACCGGCCCCGCGCAGCGGATAGGTGTAGTCGTAGCACTCCCGCCAGACGCTTTCATGCACCTGGCGATTTGCTTTCAGCGTGTCAGCGCGCCTGATTAACCGGCTGGCGAGTTGATCCATGAATTAAGCCCCTAACGTATTTTTTGCGGCCTGTGCGCCCGTGGATAGCAGGGAAGAACCTGTATCCGTCGCGCCTTCTGCGCCGCTGGCCAGCAGGGATGATCCCTGTTTGCGCTTTTTTCGCGCTGCTGCGTCAGCGTTCGCAGCTTTGGCCGCTGTGTCTGCTGCTGCATCGGCTTCGGCCTGCGGGTCTGACTGAACAACTTTTGGTGCGCTACCACACATAAAATTCTCCTTAGCCCGGAACGTGCCAGCCGTGTTCGGTTAATACCGGCGCGCTGCGTACGGGTTGCTTTTTGCCTTCCTCGTTTGTCACCTGCTCCGCCGTACCGCCAGTGCTTACCTCAGTGGCTTTGCGCACCAGATTGAGGAAATCGAGGTTATTGGTCAGTGGGTGATCGAGGCTGTCAGTGAAGGCGTACTCTTCGAAGCGGGCAACGATGGCAGCGCCCTGCGCGTTGAGCGTGGCGAGAATGGCGTTACGTTCTGCCAGTTGAGTGCTATCAAGCAGGGTTGAAACCTTTTGCTGCAAGGTCTCTCCGCCGCTGCCGTTCCCCTGCTGCTGCGCGCCGTTTTGTTCAGCAGTAATTAACTGCCCCTCTGTAACGAGCGTTTTTTCTTCCGGCGCCGCTTTTTCCTGCCCCGGCGTCTCAACGATTTTTTTCGGTCGAGCCATTTTTTTCACTCCTGAATTAGTGAGTCGTCATTGTGTGTTGCCCTTCTGGTCAGTTTCCCGACCAAAAAAAGGGCGGCGGAACGTCCACCACTGCCGGTAAAGCACAGTAGGGAGTTTTTTACGGTCTGAGCTGGTAGCCAGACACCAGAGAGCAATCAGCGCTTCACCGTGACCGTGGCGAGGTTCTGATCCAGATTTCCAGCCGAGGACGGCGGATTTTGAAACGCCAAGTTCATCGGCGATTTGCTGAGTGGTGAGATTTTTTCGGGTCAGGTCGGTAATGACTCTGAACCAGTCTGTACGGAAGGTGGCGACCAGCGGCATAAATCAGCCCCCTAAACGCGCGCGTGCGCGAGCATAGAGAAGGGCAAAATCGCCGCCCGCCAGAATGAAAAAAGAGGCTGAACAGAATTTCATGCTTTCCGGACGTGTTGGCCAACCGCATTTTTTAGCGTTATCTGCTGCTCTTAGAGACGGAATTAAATTCTGCATAAGCGTAATTCCTTTACCTCGTCAGTGACCTGTTCGAGTAATTCAGCCTCTGTGCCGTAGTTTTCTTCCCATGTTTTTTGCCCTGCGTGGATAGCTACGCCGTGTCCGCCGGTTCTATGGTGTGGCGGGCAAAGCGGGAGAGTTTCTTTGTGGTCTGCGCGCTGGGCTATGCCCTGCCCTTTGCGGATATGGTGAACTTCTGCAGGTGTAGCGCCGTAGCCAAGATTTCTGCATACGACGCAACCCAGTGATGCAACGTCTTCCAGCCAGCGCTTATCGTCTTTGGTCATGGCGATATTTCTCAGGCGGCATAGCTGAATAATTGCGAGGCTGCGTTTTCTGCGGCCTGCTGATTGGGGAATGTGCGGAATAAAATAAAATTCCAGAGGACGTCTAATACGGATTTATACAACTGAGAAAATTCTACATCGTCCATTTTTGCGAACGATATGGATTTGGGTTCTTTGCGAGTGGTGCCATCAGGCATCTGGTATTCGGTATAAAAACCGGCTTCGATAGTTACCCAGGAACGGAACGCTTCAAACGATTTAACCGCGCTGATATTCCCGGCGCGTTTTTCTGCTTCATCGCGGAGATACTGATCCGCCAGTTCCTGCAATGTGTCGGCATGCCCGGCATAGTGGGCCACCAGCTGCACGTAACCACGAACCAGTTTTTTATCGGCTGGCGATATTGCGCCGCCAGAAGGTTGCCAGTAATCAAATCCCAGATTCAGCAGGGCGAAAAATTTACGGTGGAATGCCAGGTTTCTTGCCTGCTTAAAATCTGCATACAGAATACCGCCCATGCGAACTTTTTTTTCTAAGAATTCGCGGGCGTCAGGCGTTGCCGGAATTAATACACTGCCGGGTGCTTTTACAAAAGAATACTGCGCCATTGGGTTCCCCTTTAGCGCAGCAATTGTTCAGAATTACATGGTGTTGGGTGTTCAGGCCAACGGGGTAATTATAGCATATTGCCGTCTGGTTTGATAATGGTATAACCAGTCAATTTAGCTAATTCAAACAACGCGTTAAGTGTCGCTACGTGCTCATCGGGATGGACGATTCTCGTCTTTTTAATCTTCCCATTTTCGCACGTTATCAGTACATCACCATCGTCGGGGAGAAGGTCTCCTGCGTCTTTCTTATCAACCACTACCTCTCCCTCGACAACAATACTGTATAAAATTACAGTATATATACTACCAACTGACAGTGAGCGCAAATTTTTAAGAGCACTAAACGTTAAAAATCAACAATAAATCTCAAAATATCCGATTGAATTCAAAAGAAAACCGCCATTTCTGACGGTTCTGTTTTATCTGGTATGGTTGTTCGCTATGCTGACAGTTTAGTTTCGTGCCACCCTCGCGTTACCCAGCATTTCGAATCACCAGCACACGGGCAGGAGGTGATCGGCAGCGACTCACCGCACTTTCCACACAGGCGTTTGCTGATCGATTTGATGTGGCCACTAAGCCGCGCATCATCCTGACGGATCAGCATGGCTATGTACTCGGCCAGTTCGTAAGGTTCACGCCCCGGACGCCGGGCGGCGCAGTTACGCGCCAGCATGTCCAGTTCCTGCGCATCGAGAACCAGCTCAATTTTCCGGTTGCCGGCGGCGGACTGCCGCGCTCGCTGCGCGGCTTTACGTTCTGCAGATGATCTAGCCATGGCGTTTCTCTAACTCATCAATGCGTTTTAGCAGTAGATTACGCTCTTCATCCCAGCGCATGCTCCGCAATTCCAATGCTCTGCTTAATGCGTATACCCGATTTTCCAAATCGATATCAGCCGCCATACAGATCACTTTCCATTCATCTGGAGTAAACTCTCGGCGATTATTTCCCCTCACCATGACAACGACACGATTTAAATTATCGCGGTAGATGGTTGTGTCTTGATAATCAACATTGGCCATAATTACCCCACTTACATGGACAAGCGTTTGATTGCATGGCGGAGCATAACTTGAGCATACAGCGCCGGAGCAAGCACCTGCGGCATTTTTGAGTAGCCCGCCCCGGAGAACAGGCGGCGTATTTCTTTAGGTGCCGCGCGTAAATTATCGATATTGTTATTATTCAAATCATTATCCAGATGAATAACTGAATAACCGGTCGGTAATTTTCCATGTACGCATTCATATACGTATACATCGAGTCTAATTTTCTCTTTATTAACAGTGATGTACTGGGGAAGAATGCGTTTCCGGCCTTTAGGTTCTCGAGTCCATCCGCGAGCTATCTTTACATCCTTGATATTGTCAGGTTTTTTATCGGTACCGAATCGCCTGTTAAACCTTTCTGTAAGTTCAGCATTCGTTAGATTCCTATTGACATAAATGAACGTCAGCTGCTCATCGGTATAGCGCGGTTCAATTAAAAACTGCGTACCTAACCCATGAGATTTGCACCAGATACGGACAGCGCCCACGCTCTTATTTGTACCAAATTGAGCGTTAAACATTTCAGTTAATTCCCGCGCAGTGGAGCTTTTGATATGCTGCCTGATAAACAACTCTTGGGCTGGAGTGTATTTCTCTATCATTTTTCGATCCCCATAATCTTAGGCACATTGCCTGCGGTACCGTCATAAATAGCCTTCTGAGCATCGAGGGCGACGCGATAAGTACCGACCATTACCCCGACGATCTCAACTACCGCCTTTGCCCTCGATAACTCTTCCTGAAGCACGTCGCCTTTGATATTGGGATCAGTGACGGTTTCCAGCATGGCGAACTGGTGATTCATTAAATCCTGAATAGTATTTTTCATGGTTAAGCAACCTCACCGATATATTCTGCAATGCCCGGCAACAGCGCCACCGCTGGCGATTCACACTGGTTGCCCCACACGTCGAAACCATGCGACGACTGGCGGGCGAATAACTCAATACGCGGTACATCGCCCAGCAGCTGCACCAGCTTTTCGCGCACGATATCCGGTTTACGCGAATGCTCCAGACGCGGGGCCGTGAATGTCTGAACGATCCCGGCATCCAGCCGGGCGGGCAATTTCCCCTGCACAGCGAAAAGGCAATCCTCACTGTTCGCCCTGGTCATATGGCCCATTCCAAGGGCCAGTTTGTCGGTCTGTCGGCTGTAGCATTTGTTCCACGTAAAGCCTTTCATGGTCATCAGGCGGAAGCCCCACGCCTCGACTACTCGCAACGCCTCCAGCGGCTGAGTCGGTACCCACCACATAGCCAGCAGGCAGTTTTCAGCGGCCAGTTCCCAGACCGGGAGACGGCAGATATCGAGCACAGTCATGGTCTGGTATTTATGCCCGGCGCCACGCTCGCCATCTTTGGCTTTATCGCGGTACGTCCAGGGCGGATCCGCATAAATCAAAGTGTATTTTTTGCTCATTGATCCACCCAGACGTTAACCATGCAGATACCGAAGGCTGACAGCGCCGCAATCACGATAAACAGCACAACAAAGTTCAATGTCAGGGCGAAAACTCGCAACGTACGCCCGCTGTAATTTTCAAAATCCTGTTTAAAAAGCTTTTTCATGTCCGCTTCTCCCGCCAAAAATTTAATCTCGCTTTGAAAAACTCCCGGTAGCTTTCCGGCGTCGCTGCAATCTGCTCTACGATGGCCTGTCGAGTAATTTTCTTCTCGAACAGCTGGCGTATGAGTGCCGAGGCGCGCATATCGTAGTGCTCTTTGATCTGGCACTCCTGCGGCCATTTGGCGCGATTGAGCGGTAAGCCGGGCGGCAAGTAATCTGATTGCCCGGCCATGCCTTATGCCCTCTTGTTCTTCGCTGACTCGATGTAATAACGGGGATCGATGCTGTTAAGCGTGAAGTGAACCACCGGCATATCGTCGTGACGGGTGATACCCACATAATTCGACATGAACATGCCGAACACGCGATCGTGAAGTTCTTTAATCGTCACCTGACAATCTGGATAGTGCTTCTGGATTAATGCCAGGATGCCCTGGTAAGAAAGCGTTTTGCCTTTCATCACGGCTACCAGCTGCTGCGCGGTGACGCTCCCGGCATCCTGCTGTTCGTCGCTGGCCTGCAATGGGCGGATACTCTCCAGCACCAGACGGTGACGGCCAATACTGCCGACGCGCTGGCCAGTTTTTTTATCGAAATGCTCATTAGAGCCAGCAGACCAGACGGTAGCGCCTTCACTCAGGCGAACGTTTTTTTCACCTCTGGAATAAATCACGGTGCCGATATGGGTTTTGCGTCTGCGGCCGGAAACAGTAGGGGCGATAATTTCACGCTTAATCGGTTTTTGCGGTGTGATGCCGGGTACAGGAGCCGGACGTGGCGCCGCAACGAACACGGAACGGCTGCGCGCGCGCGCGCCGGCGTTCATGCGCCAGAGAATAACGGGGAGCCAGTTGCAGCCATCATCCGGTTTTACTGGTTTTGGGTAATTTAAATTCGTGGTCATTGGTCTTTCCTAGGTTAAATCGCGCTGGTCAGGCGCGGTTAAAATGCATCGGTATTGAATCTCTCAGAATATTTACGGGGTTGTTTCCGGGGTTTCGCGGCCTCCAGTTGGATACGTGTTTTCTCTTTGCCAACATGCTGATCCATTGACAGAAAGTGTCCGTTTTTAAATTCCTGATAAATAATTGCGCCTGCGGCACTGAAGCGGCTTTTACCCAGGATAATTTCAGCGACGCCAGCCGCCGGGCTTTCCGGGTTGTAAACCTCATCGCGATACAGAAACATGATGCTGTCGGCGTCCTGCTCAATAGAACCGGAATCGCGCAGATCTGACATGACCGGGCGGCGCTGGGTAGCCGGGCGGGAATCCACGGCGCGGGAAAGCTGGCTTAGCGCGAACGTCGGCGTATGCAGACGCATAGCCATAGTTTTTAGGTTTCGGGATATGTGGGCGATCGCGAGGTCGTTACGCTCTGCCTTCGGTTTTTTAATCAGGCCAAGGTAATCGACAACGATCATTGCCAGATGCGGATACCGGCGCTTATGCGTTTCGGCAACGGCGCGGATTTGCTCAATCGTCAGATCGGTAGCATCAACGATCCAGATATCTCGCCCGTTCATGGTCTCCATGGCCGCTGTAAAGCGCGCCCAGTCCTCGTCCTGCATATCAAGGGGATTACGCAGGCGTGACACTGACATGTTGCCAGAACCCGCCAGAGAGCGTTCTACGATTTGCGCAGCGGCCATCTCCATGCTGAATATCAACGCGCCACCGCCGGCAGCGGTAACACCATCGACAATCTTCAGCGCAAATTCTGTTTTTCCCATGCCCGGACGCCCGGCGACGACAATCAAATCCTGCAGGTTGATTCCGCCGGTTGCATCGTCCAGTTCTTCGATCCCGGTTTTCAGGTTGCGGGTACCCTCTTCACCGTCCATGCGCTTCTGCATGGTTTCCATGTACACCGGCAGTAATTCACTCATGTGTACCGGCTGCACGTCGCCAGTGTCGCCGGTCATGTCCAGCAGCTGCGCCACGGCAGTTTCGACAACCTGATCGCGCTGCTCCTGGTTTATTGCATCACGAATCCCATCCGCACCATCCTGCAGTAATTGCGCGATGGTTCTGCTTCGCCAGGCCTTAACCATTTTTTTGGCGTAGCCTTTGAGATTGACGATCGATGTCGGAAATTTGCAAATATCGGCGAGATTGGCCAGCGTCCCCTGTCCGCCAATGGCTTCGCTAATGTACATCATGTCAATTAAGCCGCCGCTCAAGGCCTGCGCTTTGATCACACCGTAAATCTGTCTGTAGTATGCGACGCTGAAAGCCTCGCTCGGCGTGCTGGCAATCACATCAAAGGCGTCCGGCGTGGCGCCGCCGTTCATCAGGCAGCCAAGAACAAGACATTCCAGTTCCTGAGTGGAATACATCATCTGCATCATAAAGCGCCCTCCCTGGTCTTACGCAATGTCTCTGGTTTCATCAGATAGTCAAAGCTGGCGCGCCATCCGCCATTTTCCCCAAAGTAAAAATCGGAGGCGTCAGCGCGGAATTTTTCGAAATAACCCAGAAATGCGCCCGTGGTTTTGTTTTTCATGTGGGCGGCAAGTCGGGTGATCATCCGGCGGCGGTCGGTGTCCAGTTCAGCAGCTGGCAGAACGTCAGCAAAAATTTCGTTGTAGCCGTTCATAACGGCTTCCGGATCAATATCGGTTTCGGTCACCGCCCATGCTTCAGCGTCAGCGAGATAACCATCAAAGCGGTTTACCCGGCAGATGTTCGCAGGCTTCGGCAGGCTATCGCCACGGCGGCGCCATGTGGCCAGAACCCAGCGGATAACTAACTGCACTTCGTCCAGGGTGTATCCTTCCCGGGTGGTGGTCGGCGTCAGCATCATCACAAACGGTTTCAGGTCACGGCAGCGGGTACCGGTTTGCTCGTTGTAAAATTCCAGCGCTTTTTTAGCATCAGAATTAATTTTTTCATCGCCTTCCCCCGTCTGGGGGTTAGGGGGATCTATAGGTTCTATGACTGGTTCAAAAGAGTGACTGGTTCTGGTGCCGCCACACGGCATAGGGGCTATGCTTTTTGGCGGCATACCTGTGCTTTTTGACGGCATAGGGGCTATGCTTTTTGGCGGCATAGGGTTATCAAGTTTCATGCAGTACAAATTCGACGCGTTACCCTTCCCGTTTTTTACGCCCGGGCGGTTTTCTTTCACCAGAAGGCCCATAGAAATTAACGCATCGATATGGTCACGCACCGCGCTTTTGCTGCACTCGCAGTGATCCGCAATATGTTTGTAAGACGGCCAGCATTCGCCGGAATCATTGGCGTTATCAGCCAGTTTGATCAGCACCAGTTTTCGAATCGGGTTTCCGGTCTTGATTGCCATTGCTTTGGCCATAAGCGTCATACTCATAGTCAGATCCCCAGCGAGTCAGCCAGCTGACGGCAGGCGATTTCGTATTCTTTCTGGGTGAGTCCCGCTTCCTGCAGATCTGCCTTGCGCAGTTCATAGCGTTCCCAGATTGTCAGCGCAGTAGCGCGACGCTCTTCGAAAATCGATTCGATATCTTCCATCGGGACTTGTACCCCGTTCCGGCGAAACCCATTCCGCCAGGTGATGCGGTCTTGTGTTCTCATTGGTCTTTCCTCGATACAGGTTAAACGCTGGTCAGGCGCTGTGTTTCACGCATAGCTTGCAATGCTCTTGCGACTTGTTGCGGCCCGTCTCTGGCGTCGAGTAACAGCGCGATAATCGCCGCAGCAAACTCACGAATGGCCACACAAATTAAATACTGGGTGGACATACCCAAGCGCGCGTAACGTTCTGCCGGCAGCGCCGCTTCCATCGCTTTGACCAGCGCCAGAGTTTTGGCTCTCGCGGCTTTGGTCTCGCCTCGCAACCAACGAAAAATTTGTTGGCGGTTGTTGTTGATTGCCCGCCAGTCGGCGTTTCCATCTGCATCTTCGATCTGGTGCAGCTTCAGCGAACCGGTATTACCACCAAGACGAAACCACATGCGGCTTATCTCGATAGCAACCAGCTCCTGCCCGCTTTCCGCTGCCCAGTTAAAGATCTCTCGTTTAAGTTCTTCGAGGTATTCCACTTCGAGCGTCTCCTGTCGCTGAAAATTGATTAAGCGTAATCAGATTTCGATAACGCCTGTAGTTATGCTTTAGACGTGTTTTGCTCTTCGTAAAAAGTAGGGTCGTACTTCAAGGCGCCTGCAGTTACATGCTCAAGTCGCGCAGCTCGCTTTTCAGGAACAACAGCCCCCCAGCGGGTTACAGCGACTTGAGAGATACCTAATGCACGCGCAACAGCGGTTTTAGTTCCAAAAAATCTGATAACAGTTTCGGTCTTCATAGTTTCCTCTCCTAACGTCAGTTAGGAACATAAATACTAACGAAAGTTATGTCAAGTTAACTTATATTATGGACATGAAAAAATTGACCTTTAACGATCGCATTACATCGAGACGGAAAGAGCTTGGCTTGACCCAACAGCAGCTCGCCGATGCCGTTGGCATATCTGGCGTCAGCGTCTACAAGTGGGAAGCAGGTATTAACACCCCAAAAGGGCAAAATCTGTTTTCTCTCGCTGAGGCTCTTCGTTGCTCTCCGACATGGTTACTTAACGGAACCGATAGCGATGAACCGTTGAAGGCGGAAGACCTTTTACCTCGGTTAGATGATCGCCAAAAGCTATTACTTGATCTTTTTGATTCCCTACCTGAATCAGAAAAAGATAGACACATCAATGAGTTGAAAGATAAAGTTGACGGATTCCAGCGATTGTTTGATGAGTTACTTTTGGTAAAAAAGAAAAAAAACACTCCAAAAAAATAAATTAAAGGCAATGTTTTCAATGCATTGCCTTTTTTTACACCTCAAATATTAACTTTTATTAGTAAAAAATATTGCCAATAAAAATACCTTTGGTTATGCTTCATCACATCAACGACGCACTAACCACGCGGCAGTTGTTCAGAAACAGTTCTGACAGTCCGGAAAGACGGGCGCGAATTCTTCGGGTCGCCGACAGTACGATGACATGCGGGAAAGACCGCAACGAATACGAATTGCTGTGTGTAGTCTTGGCCCGGGCGCCCCGGGCATTTTTTTAACACAGTAACGATTTATGCGACCCTTCAGTGAAAGCTGAAGCCCTCGAAAAGAGGGACCCCGTGAGGAAAGACCAGTGAGCCTGACCAGCTCTGGCGCCGGGAAAGACCGGGAGGAAAGACCAATGACAACGGGCATGACCAGCCCTGACAGCCGGGAAAGACCGGCAACCTTTAGATGGCAAAAGGCCCGCACAAGGCGGGCCAGTTACCCCGAACGGTGACCAAACCATTCGGACTTATCACAAGCGACCAAGCTTGTGATGAGGAAAGACCAATGCCGACAGAGTCAACACTGATCGGCTCTGAGTATACATCAACAAGGAGTCGCTATGGAAGCGCTTACCATCCCCGTAACTGTTTACGTTATGGCCACAACGAACCCATATCTACCAACGTCTTATCACTCATTCACCTGTGACATGTCACAGCAATACCCTGATCTGTATGTCCTCGTTACTACCAAAACGGTAGAGGTTCCCATTCCGGCTTTAGAGCCAATCGACATTATTGGTATGCAGGTTAATGCCCTTCGCGCGAAGAAAGAGAAAATCTCTGCCGAAGCAAAGAAGGAGCTGGGTGTTATTGAAGACCAGATTCAGCAGCTGCTGTGCATCGATCACTCTCCGATTGAAGAAAGCGACGTACCGTTTTAATTAACCGGCGCGTGACCTGCGCCAGAAACCAAGAGGAAAGACCAATGACCATCTACAACGGCTTATTTGAGCCAAAGAAATCGGCGATTAAAGACTGCGGCGCCGTGCAGCTGGCGATCGCCATCGATGCGCCAAACAAAAAAGTGGCCGAAAGCATTATGGCCGGCAAACTCTGGGAATCATACCCGGCCAATGGTGACAACTATTTCAAACCGAAACTGTGGGAACACGTTGAAGGCCAGCCGCTGCCGACTGTTGGCCAGTTCGATGAGTCATTCGCCCAGCAGCATACTTTTGACGGTGAAAAATGGGTTTCTACTGCGCAGGATAGCGCTTCCGGAAGCAGCGTAGGTTTACCTGCCGACGACGAAGTGATCGACCTGATGACCGTTTCCGCAGAGGAACGCTTTGCTGCTGTCCTGCTTTTTAGCACCGCTGCGATTGATGGCCATCTTTATTCTCAGGTTGTGGATTATCTGGATAACCTGAAAAACCACGATGGCGAATTTGAAGAGGAAGATCGCTTTAACTTTAATGTGCTGTGCGCCCTGCAAAATAATTTCCCGGTGCAAAGCATGCATGTGGAAGGTCTGAATAACCTTGTTCAAGGGATTTTCTCCCACTTTGAAAACCAGACGCCAGGCAAAGCGGCTATCTCTCAGTTCGTTAAACGCTGGCTTGAGAATCCGGGCAAGCGCGACGAACTGGCCCCCGGCGTATATAAAAATACCGCTCTCAGCACCAGCATCGATGACAATAAAACGCCAGTGGTTATTTCTAAGCGCGGCTATAAACACACTTATGCAACGCTGGATCAGGAGATCGCAACCGCCCTTATCCCGCTGGCGCCTGATGCGCCGGTACTATCCGGAAACCTTCTGGACGCTAAGAAGATGATTTCCGATGACCGGGAAGATTTTAAACGCTGGTCAGCATCCCTGCACACCACGCCGCAGATACTCAAATACGACCGCGCCAGCATCTTCGGCGTGGTACAGAACGTACCGGCGAAAGATACCTACCATTTCCCTGACAGCCTGCGTCGCCATATCGATTCATGGCTGGCGGCCAACGGCCGCTTTGAAGAAACCGAGACAGGATCCATTAAACAACCAGAGGCGACGCAAAATACTGCCTCAAACGTGGGCGAAAAAAAGGAAGTGCCGCCAGTTGTAACCGATAACCAGGCGAAACAGGCGCGTGAGACTCTCAATGATATGGGTTATGGCGTATATGCCTCTGGTGAAAGTTCCTCTGGTGAAAGTGCAGAGCCAGAAGAGAAGTTGAGCGAGAAAGTAAAAACTATCGTTCAGGACGTTGACCAGCTTGTTGAACGAATTAACCGAGAAGAGAACCTGCCGAAAGCTGCCGAAGTTGTCCAGAGCATTAACGAAATGCAGGCAACCGAACGGGACAACCTCGAATTGTGGAAAAGCGTATTCAAGACAGATGAGCGCTTTACTACGGCCTTCTCAGTAAACGGTGGCGGTACATCCATTAATGGCACCTACATGACTATGATGGCCACACGAGAGTTTGGGCCAAAAGGTCAGGGCTGGGGCGTTGATATTCTGGAAGAACGTTTTGATACAGGCGCTCCAATTACCCGCACTATCAAGGGTGCAGATGGCAATAACACGTGGGAACTGATCCCTGATGGTATGGGTGGCATCCTCATGGAGAAGCACCACGTTATTAAAATCAGGCTTTGGTATCTGAAGAACGATGTACGCGGCGAAGAATTTGCATTCGGCTGCACACCATACATTTACGGCAGTAAATACGGGCCGATTTGCGATGGTGAGGCGACAAAAAAATCACTCACTGATGCAACTAAAAAAGCACTATCCGGCCTCGGCTTTAGCGGCGATATCTTTATGGGCCTCTATGACAATCCAGAATATCGCCAGAAAAACAAAGCAGAGTTTGACCTCAAGAATGCCAGCGAAACCGCCGAAGATGCAGCGCGGTTGCGTCAGGAGTTCGACGACAAACTAACCCGCAACGCCAATACCCTCGCAAACGCTGTATCGGTGAACGAAATTAACAAGGTGTTTGCCCCTATCGCCCGTGAACTCGAAGTTCACCGCAAGGATGCAGAATCAAAAGGAGACACACAGCGCTCCCGCCACCTCAGTAGCCGGTTGCGCCGTCTCACTGATATCAAAAATGGACGTATCGCCGAACTTAATAAATCTGAGGAGAAAGCATAATGACTTCCACTACTGCTATTGCCATCGCCGCGGATTATCAGAACCTGCTGCAACTGCTGGAAAGCTCTGATGACCTGACTCCGGAAATGATCGCCGATACCCTTGAAGGCATGGAAGGAGAACTGGCCGATAAACTGGATTCCATCATGGTTATCGCACGTAATAACCTCGGCAATGCCAGCACCTGCGATGATGAAATAAAACGCTTGGGCGAACGTAAGAAGTCCTTTGAGAATAAGGATAAGGCTCTGCGTAAGTATATTCTCTCCTGCCTGATGGCGGCCGGGCTGGATAAGCTGAAAACGGCAAAAAACACTTTCACCGCTCGCAAAGGTAGCGTAAGCGTTGTGATTGATAATACCGATCTTCTTCCCGATGAACTGGTGACTACTCAGGTTGTTATCGAGCCCGATAAAAAGGCCATCAAGGAAGCGATTGAATCAGCACAGGCAGCAGCGGCCCAGATTACCGCTGACGGCGGAGAGATACCGGAAGAACTGTTAAATCCAGTGCCGGGCGCTCACCTTGAGATTGGCGAACGTTCACTGCAGGTGCGCTGATATGCTGAAACTCACACTGAAACGAGGCGACGCGCTTCACGTCGTTTTTCCGGACGGTACTAACGGGATAATCGAAGCCTGCGCGCGTTGTGAGCTGGCTATGCATTTTCCGCGCAGTGCCAAAATCACCCGTGAAAATGGCGCGTTCCGGAATAAACCAAACCTGATTAAGCCTAATCAGAAATAACCCGCAACTGTCGTTAGCATTGTGATCTACCTATGAACCGGAGATCACAATGCTACGTTGGCAACCAGGCACACTTTTACTTTCAGATTTCGATATCAAAATTGGCAGGCTATCAGCCAGCGTTAGAAAGAGGACTCTGACCCATTCCGATATCCAACGCGCTTGCGATACGGCAGACAACGCGATAGCCGGCATGCTGAGGAAAGACCATGAGACACGATCACGACATCATCACCAGAGAGGAAATGATCGAACTGACGGGGACCCCACTTAAATCGAGGCAGTGTGAAGCGCTACGCCGGGCCGGTGTCTTTTTCATGGAAAGAGCAGACGGCCATCCCAAAACGACGTGGGGCCATTTCCTGAACCCGATTAAATACCGCAACCAGCAGGAAGAGACGGTGCGGGAGGAAGAACCAGACTTCGGAGCTATCTTTAATGGCCGGAAAGCGTAAGAACCCCGCTGATAACTGGATGCCGCCCCGCGTGTATCGCGGCAAGGCGGCGTATGAATTCAGGAATAAAGATAACAAGGCTATCAGGCTATGTGCGCTCTCCGAGCCTCAATCAGCTGTATGGCTGGCATATGAAAAAGCCATGGGAGAAGAAGTCGAGCGCAAGACGTTTCAGGCTCTGGCCGATCAATTCATGTCTTCCCCTGACTGGCAGGATTTAGCGGCAGAAACCCGAAAAGACTACACGAAATACGCAGGCAAAGTGTTGCCGGTATTCGGGAAGGTTAACCCGGATAAAATTAAACCAGAACACATCCGGCGCTATATGGATCAGCGTGGCATGGCCAGTAAAACGCAGGCTAACCGGGAAAAGAGTTTTCTTTCGCGAGTATTCCGTTGGGGTTATGAGCGCGGTTACGTTCAGCATAATCCCTGTCAGGGTGTTAAGAAGTTCAAAGAGACGGCCAGGGAGCGTTACATCACCGACGAAGAATACAAAGCGGTTTACGACGTTGCTCCGGACGTGGTTCGCGCCACCATGGAAATCGCTTATTTGTGTCTGGCCAGACAAAGCGATGTGCTGGCTTTGACTGAAGACCAGATACGCGAAACCGGGATCTTCATCCGCCAGGGAAAAACAGGCGTAAAGCAAATCAAAGCATGGTCGCCTCGCCTGCGCGCCGCTGTCGCCCTCGCCCGTTCCCTGCCGTTAAAGCCGGGTATACGTAGCCTGTTTGTCATTCACCAGACCAGCGGCAGCAAATACACCCGCGACGGTTTTAATTCACGCTGGCGCGACGCCAAAATCGCAGCGCAGGAAAAGAACCCGCACCTGCAGATAGATTTCACTTTCCACGATCTGAAAGCGAAAGGTGTCTCTGATCTGGAAGGAAGCCTCGAAGAGAAACAGGCGATTTCTGGTCATAAAAATTCGAGGCAAACGGCAATTTACGACAGAAAAACTAAAATCGTGCCGGTGGTCGGCGGTCAGAAAAAATGA